TCACGAGCGAGTTGGACGCGGAATTCATTGCTGTCTTTTTCAGCGTCTCGGTCGGCGTCGGGCCAACCGAGGCGGGATCTGCAAGAACCGGCTTCGGCGGCCAGCTCTGCAGATCCGCGGCGATCTTGTCCTTGAGCTCTTGCGTGAGCTGCGGGAAGAGCTTGTCGACCAGGGCTTCCATCTGTTGCCGGCGCACGGTCTCGGGCGCTTCGATGATGGTCAGCTTCGCGGCGATCTCGAATTCGTCGTAGAGCCCGCGCACGTCGAAGTTGTCGGGATACAGAACGAGCCCATCTTCTTGCTTCTCGACCTGGCGCTCTTCGCCCGACCACAGGGCGACGATGCGCGCGAGCTTATTCTCGATGAGCTGCAGCGAGTCCGCCTTCGACGCGAGCAGAGCGTTGACGCGCTCGAAGTCGTAGGCTTTCGCCACACCCGAGCTGTTGTCGATGCCTTGGGAGTTGTCCTCTTTGGTGCGCTCGCCGGCGAGGCCGATCGAGTGGTAAATCTCGTTGATGATCTTGCTGATCACCTTGAGGATCAGCTCGCCCTGCGCGGCGTCGGGGCTGATGTATTCGGGCTTGCCGTTGTGCTCGGCGTTGTAGGTGAAGATGCGCTTGGTGCCCGCCTCGACCAGTTTTTCGTAGCCCTCTTCGCCGGGCAGCAATCCCTGCGCCGGCATGATGAGCTGGCTGAACGTCTGGTCCTGGATGATGGCGTCCAGGTTCGACAGGTAGTTCGCAATAGCCCGGTCGAGATAGGCAACGTCGGCGATCATCGCCGACGACGTGTAAAGGTCGTCGGAGATCACGTGGTCGCCGGCGATCACCGGCACTTCACCCAGGCTGTGCTCGACCGGCGGGTGCTCGACGATCTTGCGGCGCCGCTGCACCGGCGTTTCCTTCACTTCGAAGAGCTGGCTCGACTCGCGCGTCCACAGGCGAAAGCGTTCGATCAGCTTGCCCGAGCTGCGGATGGGGTCGGCGTCGTCTCGGGCGATCTCGCGCACCAGCACCCAGTTCAGCTCGCCCTGATCGTCGTAGCTCATGTCGAGCACGTCCTGGGGCGCCACCAGGTAAGCGTAGGTGCGCACGTTGGCCTTCTTCTCGTCGGCCTTGGTGCGCACGCCCTCGTTGCGGGTGCTGTCGATCACGATCCAGGGCCGACCGAAAACGCTCGCGCGGTTCGAGACCCGCTTCATGAAGTCGTCGATCGACGCCTTGTTGAGCGTCGCGCTCTTCCAGAACCGCTTCACGGAGTCAGGCGCCTCGGCTACGTTGCGCGTGATCTCCATCTTGAAGAGATACTTGTTGACCAGGTCCACGCACTCGCGGGTGTGGTTGAAGCGATAGGCGCGGCCGACGCGGTCGGCGAATTCCTTGTCGCCCTCTTTGATGTAGCGAAAGACGTTGGCGCCGAACCACTCGCGACCGCCCTCGTAGGTCTGCTCGAGGAAGTCCCAATGCGCGCGCAGCGCCGCATACATCGGGTGGCGTCGAGCGATGAACTGCTCGAGCTCTTTCTGCCGATCGGTGCCGGAAGCAACAGCCATGGATTAGCGGCTGAACCCTGCTTCGAAGGTGAACGACGGCGTAGTGCCGGTGATCGTCCAGACGAACTTGACGAAGCGCGGGCAGCTCTCGATGAGGATGGTTTCTTTCGCGATGCCGGTCTTGGCGCCGAAAGCCGGCGTCAGGTCATACTCGATCCCGTTGATGACGCCGACGATCTTCAGCGCCAGGTTCGGGGTCGTGCCGCTCGCGGCCGATACGTTCAGGTAGAAGCGCGCCCGGTCGAAAACGCCAGGACCTTCGCCCATGCCGGCCAGGGTGTCGACGACCTCGGAGGCACCGGAGAGGGTGCGCGCGGCGGAGGGGACTGGAACCTGTTCGCGATACATCGGTGAGCTCCTATAAGTCCGGTGAGTATGTCACGACTGACTGATCTTCGCAAGGGTCAGATTGACGTGCCGAGGATCTGGATCTTGCGGACCGGGAATTCATACTCGGTCGGGTAGCCGATGGCGTCGGCCATGTGCTCGATGCCGGCGTCCTTGTCGATGTTGCGGCCACCCTCCTCGTATTTCGTCTGCTCGAGCGACTCAATAACGCGCGGGCACTTCTCGCCGTTCACGAGCATGCTCACGCGCCCGTCCGCGGTCTTGAGCTTGCGATTGACCGCGTTCACCCGGTCGGCGATCGGCGGGTGCTTGCGGTGATACTTCAGGCGCGTGAAGCCCCGCTCCCTGAAGATGTCCAGGTCGGACTCGCCGCGGGCATGCTGGCGGTAGGCGCCGGCCGGGTCGGGGTAGATCACGATCTGCTTGCGCTGAAGCTGACGCCAGTAGCGGCGCTCGAGCTCGCTGCAGACCTCTTCGGTGTTCGAGCCGCGCAGGCTGATCTCGTCGACGATGTAAAGGTCGCCGTTGTCCTGGGGCTGCATGATCGCCGAGCTCATGGGGTCGATGTTGAAGTCCTGGCCGACCCAAATCGGCAGGTCCGGGTTGAACGTCACCGGCTGCACGTGGATCTTGCGCTCGAAGGGGTAGTAGACCCGGCCGCTCATGGTCTCGAAGCTCGCCTCGAACTCCTGGCGGAAGCTCTTCTCGTCCATATCGGCCTTCGCCGCCTCGATCTCCTCCCGGGGGATGAAGGGCGACGTGATGGTCGGGAACTGCCACGACTTCCAGCGGCCGCTCACGATGTTCTCGGGCTTCTGGCCGAGCGTGTAGAGCTCGTAGAGGAAGTTGAAGCTCTTCGGCGTGCCGATGAACATGGCGTGGCCGCCGGTGCTGGTAAGCGTCGGGCGCAGCACCTTGAACCAGGCATCCGGGTCGATGTCCTGAACCTCGTCCATCACCAGGAAGTGAATCCCGACACCCCGCAGCGAGTCGGGGTTGTCGGCGCCCTTGAGCTCGATCCTGGTGTTGTTCACCAGGATGATCGTCATCGTGGTCTCGTTGATCTTCTTGATCCACCGGCGCGGGATGGCTGTCAGCAGCTCGGGCCACATGATCTGCTTCGCCATGCGGTAGCTCGGCGCCACATACCAGACCAGGCGGTGCGCGCCGCGGGCGAATTTGATGATCGCCGTCTTGGCGAGCTGCGTCTTTCCCCACCGACGGCCGGCGACCACGACCTTGAACCGGAAGGGCGCGGTGAATACCTCCCGCTGCGCGCGGTGCAGGTAGAGCGTGTGCGGCGAGATCAGCGGGGCGCCGTGGGCGACGGTTGCGACCATCACGCCTTCCCGAGCGCCTCGTTCAGTTCCTTCGCCACCTGGTCGAGCGATTCGCCACTCGTGTCACCCAGGTCACCCGCCTGCGCGGCCTGGCGCCGGCGAATCTCCTCGTCCGAGAGCTCGACGATGTGCAGGTCGGGCAGGACCTCCTTGTTCGGGTCCTTCTCGTCGGGGTTGATACCCAGGATCGGGAATTGCGCCTCTTGGGCGATCCGCAGTGCGGCGATCGCCTCGCGGCAGGTCTGAATGTCCGACCGGATCTGGTTGAGCGCCTTCGAGTCCTGGTGCTGCTTCAGGCCGAGCTGGATGATCTTCTTGGTGTAGAAGCGAATGCCCTTGTGCAGCTCGTCCTTGGTCTCGTGTGCCTGGCCGGCGAGCGTCGCCGCCTGCTCCCGGATCATGCGATCGACCGCGGTCTTGGCCTCGGTCTGGATCTTCTCGGCGAGCTCGCCTTTCTTGATCCCCCGCAAGTCGAACAGGCTCGACAGCGTGCGCGTCGACACGTCGAACATCTTCGCCAGGGACTCGAGCGTGCCCTCCCCGGTCGACCACAGCGCGCAGGCTTTTTCCTTCTCGCGCGGGGACAGGGTGCGCTTCTTCTTGCGCACCTTGGGGTCGGGGGTTGATGCCGGCGCGGCGGTCGGCGCCGGCAGAGTCTTGGCCTCGCTCACCGGTCACCGCCAAAAAAATGGCGCAGGATCGCTGCGCCAACCGGAGGAGGAGAACTCCGGTCAGCATAGCCGAAATGGGCTTCGAAGTCCATCAGTGCTGACTGATTCATGGGAAGTCGTATGGCTGCCATAACCGGTCCCTACAGCTCTTGGCTTTTAACTGTTGAACTGGTAGTTCAGCAGTGACTTATTATTAGGGAAGTAGGTTCGCTGCCAATTCCAACTTATCTCCTTATTTCAAAAGGGATTCGAGGAACCCCTCGGGTAAGAGAGGCTCCGCCTCGATAAAAAGGGGCACGGGAGTGCTCGGGGAAACCAGGCTTTTGCCCGTTTCCGTCGGCGCGAGCAGCACGCGCTTGCGGCCGCGGCGGTTCTCCATGCCTGCCTTCGCGATCAAGCCGCGGGCGATCAGCGCGCGGATCGAGAACTGAATGCTCGCCTTGGTCGTCTTGTAGTCGAGACGCTCGAGGAGCTGGTCGAGGTCGGCCGGGATCAGCGCGCCCTGCGCGTCGACGCCCTCGCCCTTCACCAGCACGTTCAGAATTTGGACCTGCTTGTTCGTCAGTTGCATCACCAGCTCCCCGAGTCGGGTGTTTGCGGCGCGTCAGGCAAGAGATCCAGGCGCAGTGGCTCGTGTGGCGCCTGGTTGTCGAATGCGAGCAGCGGGACGCGCGCCGGCAGCGGCCGCATCTTGCCGGTCGACTCATCCCAATCGGGGTTGTTCCACACGGCGTAGACCGTGGCCCCAAATACGAGCTGCTGCGTTTGCTTCAGGAGGTAGCCGAGCTCCATCTGCTCGACGCGCGACGTGCCGTTCAAGCGGTTGTCGCCCGACTTCTCCATCGACGAGTGCTGGTAGTAGAAGTCCCGCAGCGCCTTCAGCGTGCGCTCGCGCAGATACTCGGGCATCGCCTCGAGCTCTTTCTTCAGCGCCACGTAGTCGTATGCGGGTGAGACGAACCACTTCGAGAAAAATGCGAGGCCGGTCTCGAAAGCGGGCGCCGATTTGGGCCGCACGAAGCGCATGCCCGCTTTGATCGAGAAGGGGTTGTAGCGGCTCATGCTCGAGCGGCTCTCGACGTAGCGGTAGCCCATCATGCGGTAGCCGATGTTCTTGAAGCGGTAGGCGATCCCGGCGCCGCGATACATCGTGTCGAGCACGGTGCGCGAGCTCAGGATCAGGTTGTCGTTCATCCACTTCATGCGCTGCTTGTTGATCAGCGTCGAGTCGCGACCGCCCTTGTTCGGGCACAGGTGTGGAAAGACCTGGTTGCGGCCGCTGTCCAGGGGCTTCGGCACGGTGAATACCATCACGCCGACGACCTGGCCCTTCTCGGTGCCGTCGTCGAGCACGCAGCGCATGTAGCGCGGCCCGATGCCCAGGTTCGAGGACTTGTAGTGCAGCTCGTGGAGCTGCTTCCAGTCATCGAGGGTGCCGCGCTCGACGTAGAGGTCCTTCAGCAGCGAGAGCTTGTGGCTGCCGGCGTCCTCGACGCGCTCGATTCGAATGTCGCCGTCTAGGACCACGTGTCGCTCTTCTGCGCGCGCAGGCGCCGCGCTTCCTGGAAG